TTGAAGACAATCGTCCAGTGGATTTGGATTTTGTCTCCATCGTATTTGATAATCCAGCAGAATGGACCTTGCTAAAGATACAGGCATCCAGTTTTTGGTTGGTGGATCCACAGATTGTCCATCGCATTATCGTATTGTACAATGATCGCGAAGATGATTTGTCCGTTTTTGAAAAACAACAAATCCGGTCTTATTATCCGGAAAGTTTCCAAGAAAAGGTCGTGTTTTTGTCTTATGGTACGCTGAAATTGTCAAAGGATTATTTGAACAATGGATGGCAGTTGCAACAATTGTGCAAACTGTGGATGGCTAAATATTTGGATTGTAATTATTATTGTATGCTAGATACCAAGAATCATTTTATCAAACCCATTGGATATTCCGACTTTTTCAGCAAAGATGGAAAATGCAAAGTATTCACGAGTCCGGGTGCGGAGAAATATATGTCAGACTGTTTTGTAAAATGTCTGGAATGTTTTGAAATAACCGATCGATACACATCCAATATACACAATGTGTCAATGAGCACACCATTTTTGTTTGATCGTGAGATGGTCTTGGATATGATTCAGATGATAGAGGACAAATACGGGATTTCAATGCCGCAATTTTTTATGAAACGCAATGACATTACCGAATTTTATTTGTATGCGGCTTATTTGTTGTACAGGGAACCACAAAACGTTTCCTATTCACCCATTCTTCATACATCGATTCATCGCGATCCCAATGAAGAATGGTCGATACGATTTATTGAAGAAAAAATGTATTTACTGCCACAATTCAAAGTGTTTGGACTGCATCGCGATGCAATACCCCAAATGTCGAAGGAATATAGAGAAAATGTGTGGAAAATGTATCATCAGTTGTATTCGGATACAAAGGCATCCAATCAGCAGCGACCCATTTTGCAATTGATGGAAGGATTTATAAAAAGAAATTGCGTGTTTTAGAATCACCATCGTCGAATGAACCACCCACCGCGTTTCAAATGAGTGAGGAAAAATCTATTTATCCACGAATAAAGGTATAAAATAATCAAAATGTATTATACATACTTATGAAGTATGTATTATATCCAGAGCAATATAAAATTATTTACAATGTATCATTTTTATCACTTGCCTCCTCTATGTATGCAGTATATAATGGGTATTATTATTTAGCTATGTGTCCTGGTGGAGTTTTTCTAACATCTATAAATTATTGGAGACACCCTGATTATTCGTGGCGGCGCTACCTAGATATGACCTATGTTAAATTGGCTTTAATATATCAACTATACAAAGCGTGCGGGTCCCAATATATGGTGTATTATTATTCAATTATGTTAATTGCACTTAGCACGTACCCACTGGGAATTTATTACTATAACAAAAATATGTATTGGCACTCTACATATCTGCATTGTTCGTTACATATAATTTCGAATATTGCAAATATTGTTTTATATTCTGGAAAGATCGCATAAACACGCTTTTGTATTACAACCGTAAAATTATATTGTTCCATTTCCCATATTGTACAAATAATGTAGATAGGAATACATTGCTGGGAAAATGCTCGATTTTTCAGTATAACAAATATTGTGCCTACGACAATAGTCACGAACAATGTGTTTTATCTGCCTCAATGAACTGTGTGGAATGTTTGGAAATAAATGATGTTCAATCTGAATGTCCAATCCAAAACAAATAAATCTCGTAATGAAATCACCCGTTTTGTAATTTATACTACTTGTTACCTGATTGTATAAAAAGTCGTCTTTTCTTGTATCATTCGATATACATTCTTTTTGAATATGTGATAAATTTGCAATAAATGTATATCCGAATCCGATACAACCAAACATTAATAAAATTTTTAAAATACCAAACCTGTAAAATAAACAACCAATGACCAAACAAAAACGAAGATCGAAATTTTTCGGTACTTGAAAAATCGAATTGTTGTAGCCATTTAGCCAAAACAGAAGAAACATATAGAGCCATTGATATTTATGATGATTGAACAATGTGTGATTTTCCGAATGTCGTAAGATGTATTTGTTTTCTTCAAAATCTGGGTCATACCGTGTATTTGTAAAACTGTGGTGTAAATAATTGTGTGTCCATTTCCACTCATTGATTGACAAATAGGGTATATGCAAAGTATTGGATATCATTGAGTTATAGTTTTGATTTTTCAAACCACAATGATGGGTTGTTTCGTGAACAACCAAGGTTCCCCATCCAATGACCATAGATGATAATAAAACCATCCACCCATAAGACAAGCTGTTTGCGTTCCAACAACAATATCCCCACAAACTTACATACAAAGATAACATAAACACGTTGTATGCTATTTCCTTCTTCGACCAGTACACGGGAATTTTCTTTTCCTGAATCTCATCATAAACAAGCTGTTTTAGTTCACAGTAGTTTTCATATTTGTAATTTGCATCGTATTCTATTTTTATATCATCTGTAAAAGGGACCTCGTACTTTAGCAACATTGACATAATACTTTTGGGGTTTTTGTGATAAGTATAAACCATAGAAGTAATATTTGTGTCTGCTTTTAAATGATTGAACATCTCGACCCCTCCAGGATGGATTTTTACAAAGTCGGTTAAATCGTATATCTTGTCGTGTACCTTGTAGCGAAATCTGGGTTGTACTCGTAGTGACGCGACTTCGTTCATTTCTACATTACTTTGCGATAGTAATTATCGAATTATTACGATTTTGGATAGCATTATCCTTTTCGTGGATATAACAAGTGTTCCAGTGTGTAAAAGAGGGCAAAATTGATCAACAAATATATTTCGTAGTTCAGCATTTGTGAATGATGAACCATTGTAAGAATCGACAATATCCATTCTAGATGAAACATTGAAATCAATATAAAATGATTTGTTTTCACGCTATGATAGTACATAAATAATATAATGCTGACAAAGACGATTGTTACGAAAATGTAGTGAATCCACGTCGTAAAATCAAATATCAAAAGGCCTAAAATTCCAATACACAGTTGTAAGATGACATTTAACGAAAGAGTATCATTTCGGAAAATTTCATAGATAACTGCAAGAATACACATCAGCGACATTGTCCAAAATACATATTGGTTGCATTCTTCATCTTTCAATATGCTAGAAACAGAAGCATCTGTTTCTTTGAAATGAACGTATATTTTACAAATTGCATTACCATAGACAATAAACATCAAAAGTAAAACTACATTTTGTATGACTCTTTTTCCAAGAATCGAAGTTACGCCAACCATAAAGAAAAATGAGATAAACTTTTACAAAAAAATATTTGACTATTACATAGAAATGACCGCCGCGTTTCAAATGTTCTTGCAGATAATGATGTTTTACGGTCTCCTGTCTTACGTCATTGGACCCGCGTTTTTCTACTACTTTGTGGAAAAATCACTCGCTAGTGCTGGCAACGGATTCGTTGTCGGCAGTATTTTATCCATCGTTCTCTGGATCGGTTTTGGTTCAAAAATGGTAAAAAAATAATGGGTTCTCTACGTCTATAGTTTAGTCTCTATTCGTGGATAAATATATTTATCCACGAAAACGATATAGTCTATATCCAAAGTTTATTCAGAGATATCATCTGCCAACTCACCTTCTGATGTAGAACCAGAGGTCTTTTCGATTTTTACAAAGTCGCCCTCTTTGTCCGCCGTCGAAGAAATCTCGTCGTCTTCATCCTCCTCCTCCTCCTCCTCCTTATCCAGATCGAAAAATTCGTCCATTTTACGATGTTGTGAAATCCGACTCTTGTTCAAATGATAAACGAAATAGTCACATACGGGAAACACCAAACACGAATCGGGCTTATTGTATTTGTGCAACATTATGGAATACTCTTTTGCTATTTGCGAATGCATCAAAAGACCCATCGTCGTATAAAAATACAATACACATATATACTCAAGCACATTGAGACTCATCCAAAACGTTGGCAAATGCAAACACGCCAGATAACACGACAAATGAAACATATTTAGCTGAAGTGCGTCCAGTGGATACACAATGGTCGGAATCGATACATATTGTTTTGCTTTACTTTGCACATTGTAATACAAGTAGTACAACCCTTCGATCAAAAACGAATACGTAATTACATTTCCCACAAATTCAGCCAATGAATGCTCACGATATTCGATGAAATAGTGAGTACTCAATGCCATATAGATGGATCCAAAGTAAAGTGGAATGACATTGTCTCTGATTTTTTCTAGATCATTGACAATCGTTTGTGCATTGTAAAAAGGCGCATCATATATTTTGCAAATTGCATAGGCACTAGCGATCGCAGTAGAAAATATAGATACGACAAGCGTATTAGCATACAAAAGACTGAAAATGGACATTTTCAACAACAAGAGTTATTTGGCTATTGTTGACAAAAAAACTTTATATTGTTTTGCCATTCTACTAGACGAGTAAAAATCAAAAACTTTTTGTTTTGGATTTTTGGATTTTTTTCTTTTTCTTTTCTTTGGATTTTTGTTTTTTTTCTTTTCTTTTTCCTTTTCCTTTTCCTTTTCTCCTTTATAATGTACAAATGAGGAAGTCACCTAGTAGTATACATCCATACGTTTTTTCAAATTCAACAAAAAACTGTTCTCTGCAGGTGAACCTGCAATATAAGAAGGATCTATATTGCAAACAATCTTGCGCATACGATCATCGTCATAGTGATACGATCTAGAACGATTTTCCGTCGATTTGACGTTTTTCCCATTTTTCTCAGGAAATTGGATTTTTTGTATTTTACAGGATGGTGCCGCCTCCATTGTAATTATAAATATATCTGAGATAAAAATGCACCCCATCCTCACATTTTATATCGTTCCATAAATATAAAGTTGAAACTATATAAAGAAAAGGGGGGAACAAAAACAGGACACTTCAAAAAATAATATAACGACCACGCAATGGAAACCGTCGACGAAGAATGGTACCAATTCGTTCAACAATCCAATTCACACAATCATCCATCCAATACAAATCGTATAAAACCTCCACCGATGGATGTTTCCATCGAAACGACATCTGCCGTAGATATTCCTAAATGCCAAGACTTGAATATTTCGACCAAAACCAAGGTTCTCTTTCTGAATCAATCCTTGGATATTCACACTGTTTTTTGGAACATTCCTGTGATCGAATATTGGCGACCCAATAGTGGAATATTGAAGAAGCAAATGAAAATCGTCTCGAATACCAAGGAAGAATACGAAGCTTACCAAGAAAAAATCAAAGACATTCCCTTTTATGTTGAACACGTTATCAAGGAAATCGACAACCCAAATGCGCGTCGAATGAAATACAAGAACGAGCGCAAAATCACCATCGGTCTCTCGAAAAAAGACATTATGAATTGCCGCGGAAAAGTCAAAAATGCGTTTTACAACTGTTTTGCCATCATTCTGCGATACAATGACGAAGGAACCTTTCGCGAAATTCACGCTAAAATATTCAACACGGGGAAAATGGAAATTCCCGGAATTGTCAACAACCAAGTTCTTGTGAATATCAAGAGAATGATATTGGATGTTTTGCGTCCCCTGACAAGTACCTCTCTGGATTTTGTTGACAATGAAAGCAACGACAGTGTATTGATCAATTCCAATTTCAATTGCGGGTTTTTCATCAATCGCGAAAAATTGCACTCCATCTTACGTAGTGCCAAATATGGACTGGAAGCCGCATTTGATCCGTGCAGTTATCCGGGAGTGAAATGCAAGTTTTACTTTCACCACAACCACGGGTTTGACAAAGACAAGCAAAAGGGTTATATTTTGGAAGACGATCGTCGACAAAAGATGAGCGAATTGGGAGACAATGTACGATATACCGAAGTCTCATTTATGATTTTTCGAACGGGAAGTTGTCTCATTGTCGGCAACTGCTCCGAACCCATCTTGCATTTCATCTACCAATTTATCAAAGACATTTTGCACAATGAATATGATAAAATACACACGGCGACGGATAACATTGCCGTCAAACAAAAGAAGACCAAGATTCGTAAGAGAATGATTTCCGTGTCTAATCAGACAACAACCGAAACTACACAGGTTTGAATCATTTGTTCAACATAGGATTCGATGGAAGAGTCATAATCGGGCGGAGTCAATAAATCGATTCGCAAATTGTTTTGCCACTTCTTTTTGTTGGTTCGCGATGTAAATTTCTGAAACAATTCATTTAGCAACGTATAATGTTTCTTATCCGAATCTACGTTGCATTTATCGTAAATGTGTTCAAACAATGGGATCATATTGGTAGACAAATAACAGAAATGTAGTAAATAGGGTTGTAAAAATACATTGGCTAAATAGAGACGCTGTGTCATTTGAATTTCCTTGTTTTTCCATCCCAAAACAAAATCGGCATATTCTTTCATTGATTGGAATGGAATCGATTCTTGGACTACAGAAGAAGACAAACGAGGTAAATCATTCAATATTTTACTACAAACAAAAACGGTAGGATTCGAAAGGTATTCTTTGTACGCGCAAATTTGATAAACGAATTCCAAATACAACAACCGCGCGTGGGCCATTTTATGATGACACTGTTTTAGGTCCCGTGTTGTAATGTAGGTAATGGACAGAATGTGAATCAAAATCAGCCATCCATTGTAAATATGTTGATACTGATCCTTTATTTGAGTTTCAGACAATTGACCACATACGTGTTTCAAATATTCCTGAACGTGCAATGTATATAATTCAATAAATGACCGAATATCCATTTACTGTATAAACATATATTTAGCCATTTTTCACAACCAATTATTTATTTTTCAAAATAGTATTTAAAGCAACCAAACTACATAATAATATTTGTTGAGAATGAGCAAAGAAAATGCGCAACCCAAAACCGCCGAAACATCTACCGAATTTCGTTTTCCGGACAATGAGACGATGAAACACGCATACAAGTTTGGCATTGTCGATGACAAGCCCATTATGTTGGATTATTGGACGGCCTCCATTAACAAGGTCGCTATGATTGGTGTCCGATCAAACGATGAGAAGATACTCGTCAAGAGCAAGGAGGAGTACACCAGCCCCATTGCCAAAATTTACAAGGTAAAGACGGAGTATATTATCGTAACTGAAAACTCTATTTACATTGTGGACAATTCGATTCCCACGCGCCAGATTTCGTAATATCGAAACATCGATGTTACCCAAAAAACGACGAAAAAAATGATCTGCAAACAAATCATTTTTTTGTTACCAATCTATTCAGTTTACGTGCGCAAATACTCTTTTGCAATATTCAACTCCAACATTACCCCCTCCAAAATTCCGCTCAAAGAACCGTTCCTTTGTAAAAGACGTTCCATCTCGGAGTTCACCAACTGTTGAGTCACTTGACTCTGGGCGTCAAAAGATTCCCCCCTTTTCATATTGTCCAAATCGCACTGCAGACTCAATCCCCATTTTGTCATTCCCAACAATCTCGCATTCTTCTGTTTCTTCACTTCATCCGAGTCAAACGACTCTTCGTTTTTGACCGTTTCCTCTTTGATCTTGGCAAATGTTTTGGCGATGCACAGTTCCAAGATTTTTTCGTTGAACCTCTCCTGTATTTCCTCGACAAAGATATCTCCATCGCGTTGTTGTTCCATTTCTATGATGATGATGGTTTGTCTATTCGGTACAATCCAACAAATTTGCTGTTTCAATTTTGTTCGATTGGACCGAATAGACAAAGTAGTTTAACAATTCCGCAATATTTGTGTCGGTGCTATGGACAATTTTGTCAATCATATCCATAAACCGGCCATTGATACGTTCAGGAAAATGCCGAATAATGTGATTGAAATAGGAATACAAAATGTATTTTTTGTCAATATTGTACTGTGAACTAATGGAATAAATAAAGTGAATGATATCTTGGTGTGTATGACCATAATGCATCATTTTATCGAGTTTATTAAGCAAAACGGAATTCATTATCATAATATTCTTGTTCCAATCATTCAATGAAAGATTCTGATTTAGCTGCAAAAAATTAATCATACTCCGAATGTCCGAATTGTACATCTCCTGAATGTTCTCAATGGCCTCATCCGAAATGACAATGTTTTCCTTTTCTGTAATGTTGCGAATAAACTGGAAAATATCCTTTTTCGGCAATTGATTGAAACGGACCCAAATGAAATCGTTTTTCAACGATTCGTCGATTTTGCTAATGTAATTGCAAATCAAACAGAACCGGACATTCGTGGTCGTGGTTTGCAGCAAATATTTGAGTGCTTGTTGCGCGTTTTTGGTCATATAATCGACCTCGTCCAAGATGACAAATTTCAACCCGCTCTCAAACAAATTCATTGTTTTGACAAACGACTGAATCTGGTTGCGAATAATATCAATTCCGCGTTCATCCGAGGCATTCAAATGAATGACATTGCTCCGATTCGGACGACTGTATCGTGTTTGGTATTCCTGAATCAAATTGATAATAGTGGTTGTTTTGCCAGTTCCTGGATGACCATAAAACAACAAATGGGGGAAATAGTTTTTTTCCAAGATTTGTGTGAACAAATGATGGTTGACACTGTCCATCACAATATCGTCGAATTGTGTGGGTCGATACTTTTCGATCCAAGGAATCGTCGCATTGGCCGCATTTTCACAGGGTTCCGCCATCTTCTACGATACAGTATGCATTCTGTTATATATTGTTTTGCTTATAATTTTGTTTAGATATATAAACCAATGAAATTGTTGAAAAATGCTCGAATGATGAAACGTTTGACTGGACTAATGATATTATTATTGTTGGTCCTTGGAATTGTCAATTATTTACAAAGAGCAACTATATTAGATGGGTTTTATAATCAACCAACACCATTGTCGCCAAAAATAGATAAAATTTATTACATCAATATGGATCGTCGTCCCGATAGAAACAAACACGTGTTGAATGAATTTGAAAAACACAATATTGATATGACAAAGGTTTCTAGATTCAAAGGAATCGATGGTCTTGTTTATACATTTAGTGATGAAGAAAGAAATATGTTCAAAAACGCCAACTTTTTAAACACTGAACCAGAACCCAAAATTATGGGGAATCAATTGAGCCATTTCAATATTTTGAAGAAAATGATTGATCAAAATTACCAAAACATTATTATTTTTCAAGATGATTCCGTATTGATTAATGACTTTGTAAAAGAAATAAACAATGTAGTTGAAAACTTGCCCGAAGATGCGGAAATTGTTAATTTCGGATTTCATAAAGAAGCGTTTTTTTCCAAATTTGTAGGTATCGATTTGAATGATGTTCGCGAAACGAAAAATCGATGTAAACGTAAAATAAATGATTATATATGTGAAATTGAAGATGATAATAATCCGTGTTCGTTGGCCTACATCGTAACATTGAAGGGTGCAAAAAATATAGTGAAACATTTCAATGAAACGGGATTTTTGCAAGAAACGGATCATAATTATAATCATTATTTGATAAGTAAAAATATTAATTATGCTAGCAGTAAAATATTGTGTACCGGAAACCCCCAGTTTGGATCGGACATTTTCAAATAAAGTTGAACCAAATGAAAATAATACAGCAGCAAAAAACAGTCAACGAGATAAGTAATGGAATCGTCAACCGCCACTTCGACCGCAAACAATCAGTTTGGCTACCTTGAACTATGGATGGGTCCGATGTTTTCAGGAAAAACCACCCAACTCATCCAGACCTACAAAAAATACACCTATATTGGAAAACAAATCGTCGTCGTCAATTATCAAGGAGATCAGAGATACCACGATACCCTTTTGTCCACCCACGACAAGATTATGATCCCGTGTGTTCAAACATCATCCCTCTCAAAAATTGAAGATGTGTTGCATTCCGCCGACGTCATCTTTATCAATGAAGGCCAGTTCTTCGACGATTTGTTCGAACAAGTCATTGATCTGGTCGACCAAAAAAACAAAACCGTTTATATTAGTGCATTGGATGGAGATTTCCAGAGACACCGGTTCGGACGCGTCTTGGATTTGATCCCCTATTGCGACAAAGTCACCAAATTAAATGCATTGTGTGCCAAATGTCGCGACGGTACTCCGGCCATCTTTTCACACCGAAAAACCACCGATAAAACCCAAATCGTCATTGGATCGGATATCTATGAGCCCTTGTGCAGAAAATGCTACCATTTGTCACAATAATGACGATCCACATTGTAGAAAGAAAAATTGATTTGCCATTTTCGATATACAATCATTATATTCAATAATAAATATCAAAATGTCAGATTCGATCGATAAACAGATGATTATCAACCGGCTTTCTCTTCCAGAAGACGTTCTTGGAGAGATAAAA